GCTGTACCATAATCTCCACTCACTTTGTCTCCGCTCTTGCGTGCAGCTTTCTCCTTGTCATATTGCTTTTGGGCTGCTTTGGAGACCAGCGCATCCATAGAGTCCAAGACATATACAAACGGCACCTTACGCTTGATGATATCGTCAAGGTGGTCGTAAAACTCCTCAAGGTAAACCGACTTGTGGTCAATCTTCATGCGCTCGTCTAGCTTCTTGCCGAAGTAGTGAGCGATGTCCATCAGCGCGCCATTCTCGGCATTATCGAAGTGTATCTCATAATCGGCGAATTGCTTGCTCGCACAGGCCTCAGCGAGCACTTGCAGAGCTAGCCACGTTTTCCCGCTGTCTGTACGACCTGCAAACAGCACGTAAGCGCCCTTGGGGATAGCGCCGTTGACTCTACCCGAGCAGCATAGATTGAGAAGAGAGGAGCCAGAAGAGAGCAGGCTATTCGGCGATGCTTTGTCATTCTTCAGAGCCTTAGCCAAGTCGCTTGTCATGGGTCACTCCAGAAAGAAGGGCAGAGGTCATCCCTGACCTCTGCTAGGGAAGGTGGCTACTTCTTGCCCCTGCGGACGTTCTTGTTGGACTTGGGCTTCGGCTTGGGCTTCACTTCTTCCTCGTCTCCCTCATCTTCCTCGCCTTCTCCATCGTCATCGCCTTCCTCTTCTTCCACCTCTTCTTCTTCGCCATCGCTGTCTTCCACATCCTCTTCGCCGCTCTCATCTTCGTCCTCCTCATCGAATGGAGTGTCTTTGGTGGAAGTTGACGGCTTCTTGGAGGTGGGCTTCTTCGGCTCATCGGCCTTGACGAGCTTCACCTCATCCGGAGCGACCGCTGTGTGCATCTTGCCTTTCTTGTCCTCTAGGGTGAGGGAGGTCCCATCGCGGCTGACCTTAAAGACTTCGCACGTACCGAATTTAGGATGCTTTACAAGTGAGCCTTCTTCGATATCGAAGTCGGAGGCTTTGGATTCTTCGGGCTCGTCTCGGTTGTCGTCGTCCTCTTCTTCTTCCTCGCCTTCTTCGTTGCCTCCCTCTCCAGTCTCTTCATCCTCCTCTTCCACGTCATCATCTTCGTCCTTCTCCTCATCTTCATCCTCGTCCTCCTCTTCTGAAGTTTCTTCATCCTCGTCCTCTTCTTCCTCGCCATCCCCGTCGCGCTCGTCGGCATCCTCGGCTTGCAAGAATGCTTGCTTGAGGTCAGAGTAAGTGACTTCGCGCAGCAGGTCGTCAAGGCAGAGCGCAGATTCGAGAATGTCCTTGGGGAGCGCTTCCTCACGCTTGCGCAACTCGATATCGGACATGGTGTAGGAGGTCATGCCGCCGCCTTCGTCTTTGGTGATGCCGATCTTGAGCGTGCGCCCGACCTCGGGATCGGCGAACAGCTTGTAGCGATCCTTGTCCTTGTCCTCAGCGTTATTGATCTTGTTGTCGAGATGTTTGCCGAAGAGCCACCACGAGTAATCGAAAAGGTAAATCTTCTCAGGCTCTTTGGTCAGGCGCACGTTCCAAAGCTGGCGCTCGCTGGGAGCGAGCGAACGCACCAGCTTTTCGTCGGACTCGGGGTCGGCGGCCAGCTTGCTGCGGTAATCGCAGATGAAGCACTTTTTCCCGAAGGTCTTTGCCATGCAGATGTAGCTGTCCTTGTTCGGACCAACGCCGCGATGGCACCAGTAAGTGCGCTCGTAGTATAACTCGCCTTCGTCGGCGTAGGGGTTGCCTTTGCCCACTGTGTAGGGGATAACATCCATGCTAATGTTGCCCTCTTTCTTCACCGAAAGGATGTTGGTGCCATCGGGAATCTTGAGCGACGTGGCACTAAAGCCGCTGCGATGCTCCTTCAAGCGCCGCTCAGCCGACACTTTCCTCTCTTCCTGTTTCTTCCGAGAACGTACCGTCATGGGTCTCTCTCCTTTTGGGATGATTTTGCTCGAACAAATACCTTGCACGTAAAAATGCGTAGGTACCCAATTTCACACAGAAGTAGACAACAATGGGTAACAGCGCAATGGTGATGCCAAAGGCAGCAACCCACTCTCTCATTGTGGCCTCCTCTCATAAGGCAGTGCGGGCGGATCCCTGCTCCATCTTGTGGACATGCTCACGCGCGGCATCCTCCTTAACTCTAGGGACTGCGAAGTAATCTCTGGCTTCCAACATAACGAGATTCTCTAACGCTCTCTTGCGATGGTCGAGCGCGTCGCACATGGCTTCCTCTTCACCGACGCGGCGCTTGGCCTTGATGATGCGCTCGGCTCCATCTCGGTACTCAGGTTGAACGAGAATGGCATTCTTGATCGCGCCTTCGGTCACCTTGTCGATGCCGAAGTTATCCGGCTTGAGACGGATGTTCTGATCCATCTCTGCTTCGATAAGCAGCAGGTCGGCTTTGGCGCGCTCTAGCTCTTCCCGAGCATCCACGAGCTTCATGGCGTGCTTGTGAAAGAGCGCCGGTTGACGGATCCACTCTTCGTCAAGAGTTGTCCTCTTCAGATTGAAAATACCTTCCAAACCCGTCTGGCTGTTCTGATTCTTTTTCTTCTTCACGATCGGTCTCCTTTGCCCTACTTATAAAGAACAGGATCCTAGCCAAGAAATACATGAACAGAACCACCACCACAATCAAAAGCCATTGATCGAAGCGCAACATAGCATCCCTCACTATTATTATTGTGGCATGCGCTCATTTACGACCACATACCTCCCAACAAGCTGCCACTAAGCCAGCTTTCTTACTGTCAAAGAAGTTGTCTCGGAATGCGTTGACAACGAAGAATGCCCTAGGCGCTGCTCCCCCTCCATTGAGCAGCACAGTGGTGGCATAGGCAAGCACTAGATGGCGAATCGTCTCTGGCTCCTCATCAACCTCTTTGAGGATCTTCGCCAGGTCCTTCCAATATGCGCCACGGATAAGCGCTCTGGCTATTTCAATGGCATCTTGCTTCGCTTGGGTAGAGCGTATCGAGTTGAGGCATTCCTCTTCATCCTCAAAGTCTAGGGTGGCTTGCAGAAGCACTAATGCCTTGCGCGCTGAACCTTCGGCGACTTCGACTATGCGATCATATACTTTGTCGGTGTGCTTGCAGCCTACTTTGGCAGCGATAGTGCGCACTAACTTCCCGAGCACGCTGTCGGCTACGGGACTAAGCTTTATCTCCGTGCAGCGCGAGTGTATGGCACTTATGACTTTGGTTGGTTCGGTAGTGCAAAGCATGAAATAGACGTGTGGCGGCGTATCTTCTAGCATCTTGAGCAGCGCCGTCTGCGCGTCGTTGGTCATCTTGTGCACTTCATCGAGTACAAAGACACGATTCTTGCCTCCGCGGCGAGACAGATAGAGCAGCTTGCGCATATCTCTAACCGTGTCGATGCCGCGAAAGTCCGCCGAGTTTTTCTCGTAATAGTCATGGCTAGAGCATTCCAGCTTAGCTGTCAAAATACGGGCCATAGTGGTCTTCCCCGTACCAGGAGGACCAGTGAACAAAATCGAATGCGGGACCCTCCTCTGTTTCAACGCCGACGTAACAATCCTCACCGCTGTGTCCTGTCCGAGGACGCCACCGAACTCTTTTGGCCGATACTTCCGATAAAGTTCGCTCATCCATAAATCCTTTACGTTTGATTTTCGGTTTCTCTTCGCGCTCTGTCAATCTCCGTTGTGCGGATACGTAACTCCTTTCTACGTGCCGATGTTCTGGGCATTTGCAGACAGAGCAGATGCCCGGATGTCCTTTCTGATTGTTGACCTTGTTACATTTGTTGCACAGCCACATATTTCACCGGCAGAATAGCTGCATGTATCTTCGCCCATCCCGACCCATTGACCATGCAGCGCCAGCGTAATGCCAGCGCTCAAACGTGCAGCAGGCTCCCCATCCCATGTGCGGCTCCCAGGCGGCGCAACCTGACACTCTGGCATTGACGCCTGGAGGCAGTCCTCTAAAGTCATTCCCGGTATGGCCGGAGATTAAGCGCTGTGCCCGGAAGTCTGCCACGCAGATTGCTCCTGCTGTCAACCCGGCATCACGGACGTAAGGAAGCAGGCCACGTCTCGCTCTCGCGGCATTCACTTCATCTAGCGCGTCTTGCCCAGCCTTAACTTGGCCAACCACCACGATAAGCAGAAGTGCGGATGCAATTCTCATGCTACAGCCTCCAGTTTAACGGGTCTCTTGTTATGCCAATTGGTCTTGTACTTCTCGACCTCAATGGTTAGAGGCACGATAATCCAAGGCCAATGCTCGCGCACTTCGATAGTAGCTATGCGGATCACTTTGGCAAGCACTTCTTGGTACTCGCTCCTATGCACGTCCATCATCATACTGTCATGGATCTGGTTGATGATCTTGCTGCGCATTCTCCGTTGCCGCAGCCACTTGTCGGTCTGTATCAGAGTCCACAAGAGGATATGAAAAGCGCTACCTTGAATCCGATGATTGGTAACGTCATTGCGCGAGAATATGCCCGTCTCGGCAAAGCCCGTGAAGAAGTTAAACCCACCTTCTTCTTGGTATTGCTCCCACTGTCGCTTCTTCCACTGAGCGTACTTCTCAAACCTGCGACCCCAAAAGTCTGCTTCTACCTCTTTGATATGATATTCAAAGGTTCCCTTCACGGGGTCTATTTGAGGATCACATTTGCCAAGCTTGCGGATGCCTTTGCTCGCAAGATAACCCTTGACTTCTGGCTCGCGGTCTAGAGATTCCCAAAGCGCTCTGGCGCAGTGAGGATAGAAGTCGCCATAGAATTGCGGAAAGACGAATTGATTTTTGGCACAGTATCTTAGGTACTTGCTCACCTTGTCTGGCGGCAACATATAGCATTGCGCCGCCATATCTCGGTGCATATCCTTTGACGGATCGCTCACATAGGATATGAGATTGGGATCCTTGCAGTAGCAAGCAGCGACCGCGACCTCTATACCTTTGAAGTCAAACTCCACGCCGACGTAGTTCTTATTGCGCGGGATGATGCACTGACGGATCATCTTGCCCATTTCAGGATCGCGCACGGGGAAGTTTTGTCCGTTGGGGTGATCGCTCGATCCCCTGTAAGTGCGCGCTATGTTAAGATTCTGGATGGGATGCAAGAAGCCATTGACCACTTCTCTCTTTATCCCCTCTAAGAAGGTGCTCTTAATCCTAAGGTATTTCATCAGGCGAAAGTAGTCTTGCACGAACTCCGAGTCTATGTGGGCTAGGCTTTTCTTATCGGTCTTGGGTTGGCCCAAAGGATACGCTGCCGTCGGTGCTGTTCTCGCTCGGCACTCATACTTGAGGATATCAAACAGCACATAGGCGAATTGCTGGCGCTTGGTGAGGCTCGCACTGCGACCAAAGCGCGCACGCCACTTACCATAGATAGGGTCCTTCTCTAATAGCTCAGTGAGGAACTTGGCACGGAACGTCGCTCGCCTTGCTGTGTTCTCTAGGTGTCGCATGTCGATGCGCATGCCATTGGCTTCCACTCTGGCGAGCGCTATCGACCCATCGTGCAGCAGCTTATACGCTTCCATCGTCGCTGGTTTCAAGTTGTTCCCTCTGCTTGAATGCCAACCTGTACTCAAGAAGACTATCGGTTCCGCAGTAGAGGAGTAAGTCTTTCATCGCTATATCCTTAATGCGATTGACTTTGTTGCCTTCACTCTCTCTCAGAAAGGGGCGGATATGATCGTCATAGGATAGTACCCCCAGGCGAGTATACGCTTGGAATTTCAATCCGGTTATGTCTGGTCGGCAGTCTAGCCAATGCGCCGCTAACATCGTATCGTGCCACCAATTTCTTGGGCTGATTCCAAGCTTGGCGATACTCCATCTGGTCTCGAACTTTAGATTAGCGGCTATCTTCAAGCAATCGGAGATGACAAACTCACTCATTGCTGGGATGACTTTGCCATCGAATGGGAATGCTATCGTGCGCTTACCATCTGATATAGACGCGCAGACTATGCGCGCTTGCTCGCTGTCTGCCTTTAACATATTCGTCTCATAGTCAAATGCAGCGTAGCGGCCTTTGCAGAATGAGCGTATAGCGGCTGCGGCTTCGCTATCGTCATAGATGCGATTGACTTCCGCCATCGGGATCGTATCCCACGGCTTGCCCTTGCACGCGAGCGCCGCCCTTAGGTGTCGCTCAAAGAGCAAGTCTGCCACGGGGTTGTTGATGCGGTTCAGGTAAGACGGATGATAGGTTGGGCAGACCCAAGCGTTAGGATGATACGAAGGTATGATAAAGCCAGCCCATCGGCCTATCCCCCCGCTATGCTGCTTCCAGTAATAACCTATGAAGCTCTCAGTGGCAACGCCTCCAAGCAAGATGATGATGTTCGGATCATATTGCTTCATGGTCTTTAGGAGGTTGGGCCGGCAGTAGTCGATCTGCTTGTCGGTTGGTGTTTTGTTCGCTGGCGGACGACAGATGAGGGCATTGGTTATCAGGCAATCCTTGCGCATGTCTATGCCGCATTTGCGGAAGTATTTATCTAATGTCTCTCCCGCTTCACCGACGAATTGCAACCCCTCTTCATCTTCGGTGGCACCCGGCGCTTCCCCGACCACTAGGATCTTCTTAATCCCCCTGCCGCTCGGTTCCATCTTGGGAGAATGGCACGTCTTAAACAGCCCACACGCACCACACTTCGGAACCAAGGAGGCAGGGGGCTTAGAGATTAACTGCGAAGGTTGGAAGAAACCTTTCATCACTTTTTCTCGCTCAGACCGAAGCCCTTCTCGGCAGCCTGCTTGACCGCCTTCTTGGCCGCCTTCTTGGCCGCCTTCTTGGCGAAGGACTTCTCATAGGGCAGCTTGCGCTCGGCGGCCTCCAGAAAGTCACGGACAAAGGTAAAGTCCCGCGACACGTGGTCATCGGTGATCCTCTGCAAAGCGCCATTCGCTTGCAAGGCATTTTCTTTCGATGGTAACAAGGTACGTCCTCCTTATTCTAAAGGGGTAAGGGACCGGGATCTCAAGATGCTATCTTCTCTTTCGCTTTGAGTTCACTGACCAGATTCTCTAGGGCGTCGATGTGCGTCGCGGCTCGCTCCATCAACTGAGCTACCCAGCCGATGTCTTGAAGGTGCATGGCACTGACGCGCAACTCCGCTGATACATGAATACCTTTGGTGCCAATAGCGGTGGGCAGAAGATCATTCAGTGGCATGATTGTCCTCCTTTTAATGCCAGAATCGTTCGTGATCGCTCGACCATCTCATTCCAGAGCCACTGCGAAGATCATAAAGTGTTCGCAGTAGACCTGACCAATCATTGATACGCCGGAAGCGGCTCATTGCCCGGCTCTTAGACTGGCATGGATAGCTCCACTCTTGTTTACCTATTAGGTATCGCACAATTCGTTCGGCGATAGGATACCTCCCTTCCTCATCGTGTTGGATGACCAACAACAGGATATCTATACCTGCTTCACTCAGCAGCATGGTTATCCTCACTTTCGCTCAATGTGCTGATATAGGTAAACTTGCCATTGCTAACCTTCAGGTATTCTGAGGTTATCTCACATTGGTTATACTTCGTGGTAATGTCTGCCAGAAGTTTGGGAGCGATATAGAAGGTCAGAGGCGGTCCCTCATACTTGATCTTGCGGACTTCGCTGTGCCAGCCGATGCTACCCTGCCCGCGTATGCGGACCTTGCCCTTTTGCATCTCGACACGGATAACGTCGGCGTCTTTTTTCTCCTCTGAGAAGATCCCGGCACGCTCTAAGACCTCAGTAAGTCCTTTGGGTAGCACTGCGGGCCGCCCATTAACGTCAAGATACTTCCCAATAGCGGGGTATTTCTCATCGTAGCGGCGGCAGGAGATGATGAGGCCAGCACTGTTGCGAAAGTGTATCCAACTCGCTGTCTCGCTGAGTTCCACCATGTCCAAGGCGATAATATGTTTGATTGCATCCCTGCGAACGAGAAACTCATCGGTCACTGGCACCTTGATGAGATAGCGTGCCATCTGGTAATTGTCAAATGCTTCGATGTACTTGGAGGTAATGTGCACGCAAGTCAGCTTGAATTTGGATTCATCTTTGCCGGCGCACTGCTCCACTATGCTTATCGCTTCGCGGAAGTCTGGCTTGAGCGGCTTCCATTCCCCAGGCTCTTCGACAAGGTCTACCCGCAGCATAATCTCGCGCTCCATCGTGAAGCCGGTGCGGCGCTTCTTGCCGACAAGGATAAGTTCGTCGTCATCCTCTTCCACATCTAGGTCTACGTCTGGCGACTTCTGGAGATACTCAAGAAAGCACTTCGCCGGCACCGCTCCCTCGAAGTTCATCGGGCTCTTGTGCGAGCAAGAGATTTCATCATTGAAGGTAACCACTCGCCCATCCTTAAAGACAAAGCACGATGATTGCTCCTCAATCTCTTTTGCAGACAGACCAGGCCGGACTAGCTCTAGCACTTGCAACAATGATTCACGGTTTACTTTGTTCACAGACTAGCTCCCTTTCATGATAGTGGTCCCTGAACGCTAATGGTGGTCGTTTGCCTGTCCCGACGACCAGATACGAAAGCAGTCGCTTGCCAAAGCGCAGCTCGACCTCTCGATGCACGGGAGGTAGAGGAGCGCCAGCTAGATACAAATGCTTGAGCGGCAGCACTTTCTCGGCTTGCTGCATGAAGCGGACATTGGCAATATAGCGGTGGACGTGCATGGTAGCCACGCCTTCTTCTTCCACTCGGATCACGGTGTCTTTCTTGCGGTCGAACCAGAGGATCTCTCTGCCGTCTACACGGTCCCCACTGCGCTTACCTACTGCCCATTTCCCTAGCGGCATCTCACTCTCGGCAAGGTAGCGATCTACTATCTCCTTGACATGAGGTGAGAGCGCCTCATAGCTGGTCTGGCGTTGCTTTTTATGGGTTGTGCGCGGCGAGACGGTGAGCGCATAGGGAGAGCGTGAGTAATCCCATTTACCTCTCGTCTGTCTTGGTACATAGATCACGCCCCAGCCCGCCGCGACTTTCCAGCTCGCACTGTCAACAGAGTACCAGTCCCAGTAGCGCATGAGGTCAAAGGAAGTGACGGCAAAGCCATGCGTCTTGACTCGCGCTTCTCCGCTCGGGAAAAAGACATGGGGACGCACTTGACGGAGCCAAGCTAGCTTCTGCGTGGTGGTGCGGTCGTTGGCTGGGCTGATGCCTATGTATTGCGCTCCAGATTTGATATAGCGCTCCAGCCACCGGAAAGAATCATGCTGATGGAAGACGGGGATGACCTTTTCCATCGGCAGATAGGCGATCATCTCCTTATAGTTGAGCCAGCTCGCTTGGCATGACTCTTCGGCATTACGCAGCGAGCGCTTGACGTTTGGTTGGCCCGGTATCACGTCTAACGCCACGTAGTAGTCGATGGCAGGGTACGCTGCGCAAAAGTCTATGTACTCGTCCAGGTCCACAGTCTGTCCCTGTGCCCAAACAGAATATGCTCCAGAGTCTAGTATTAGCCTTCTTTGCATCTTGTTATGTCCTTTGCAGGAAAAGTGCCGGAGTCAAGCATCAGTAACCGTTTCATCTTGCTCCTTTGCGTACTTGGCAGTCACGACAGTTAGGATCCCGCCACGGGGTTTGAACTCTCCACGCACTATGAGCGATAGCGGCTCCATCGCTTCTACCAGATCATCTCGGATCTGGTTGACAATCTGTTCCATGAACGCTCCCGTATTGCGGTAGGCGAAGAGGTAGAGCTTGAGGCTCTTGCTCTCCACACAGCGCAAATGCGGCT